CCAGGAATTAGGCTTATGACAGTTGATATAGGGCAAGATTTAAAGTTTGTTTATAATTTAGATGATACTTATGAAAATAATTTTGATCGGTGGCTACGGTGGTCTAATCGAGAAAGAAACCTTTATAAGCAAGAATTATTAGACAAAGCAAAAGCAAAAGAAATTTTTAAACAACAATATGGAGGTGTTTAATGGATGAATTACCTAGAGCGATATTAGATGTTATTAGTGATTATGAAAATAATCCACAATCCAGGCAACCTGAAAAGGTTATTTATAAAATAAAGGAAATAATTATGAAAAATCAAATTGATCTTAAACTAATCAGGGAGTCTGGATTATGAAACTCGAAAATAAAATATTTAAAAATATCAAAGAAGTAAGTAAAGAAATTGGTGAACCGCCTCACGTTTTAAGATATTGGGAAAAAACATTTAAAGAAATAAACATTGTAAAAGCTCCCAATGGTCGAAGGTTGTACAGACAGACTGACATAAATTTAATTAAAGAAATAAAGTCTTTATTCAGGGATGAGGGGTTTACAACTCGTGGAGTTAAACAAATTTTACAAAAACAACAAAATGAGCTGCAAAAGCTGCAAGAGAATAATCAAATATAATCGTAAAGGTCATCTTAATTGGTTTTATGATTATGATAAGAACGGTTATGAGGTTATTTATTGTTCTCAAAGTTGTCGAATGACTGAATTAAATAATCCCTAAACCATTTATTTTGTTTAAACACACCGACAAGGTAATTTGTTATCGTATTAACAACTAATTCCTCTTTTTCTTCGGTGTCCAATGGTTGACCGCTTGCGTTTAATGTTCCTAACCAAACAACTCCATGTAAAATTTCATGCAGCAAGGTATTAAATTCAGTTACTTGGTCCGTTTTATCCTGGATGGTTATTAAATTTCTTCTTTTTTCAAATAAACCGTATTCCTCGCACATATCAGCACTTTTAAAGTCTGGTTTTGCAAGTTTAATATCCCAATCTATACAGTTGACTGATATTTTTTTACCATCAATAGAAATTTTAGTGGATCGTTTCGTTGCCATAATCAAATATTGGGATTTCTTCTAACAATTCACTCGTTACAATTTGTAAATATTTTTGAGCTAAAATCACACTTGCCATTGCTCCAGCAAGTTTAAATCCAAGATCCCCATATTCTTGTAGTTCTTCAGATTGAAATAAAATGTCTTTTAGTTGTGCGTGGTCGGCTATGTCTAAGAAGTTATCGGAGCTAATATCATCATCAGTCTTTAGGGGTATTTTGTATTTTTTCACTTCTCCCATTATGTAACAATTAAATGAAAACCTGACTATATGCAATACTGCTAGTCTAATTTTATGAAATTTAATGGGTGGTTTTTTAATAAATCCCTGAAACACTTGCCATGATAGAAACTTTTTGGGCGAAATGGGTCAATAAATAGGTCATTATTGCGATACACACTTTTGCCACAATATCGGCAAGTTCCTGCCTTGTTGTCTACAACTAATTTTACTGTCATGTGTTGAAATTTCTTAGTTTTATGTATATAAGAGGTTAATCCTATCATTTAGGGTTATTTACCTCATACTCCCTAATTTAGTCATTTATGATTAAATTGGGGGGTTCTGAACAGTCATTCAGAAAATCATCAAAAATTGAAAAAAGCCTTTTTTTAATTTTTATTATCTAATAAAATCAATGAGGGCAATCTGCTAAGTCATTGATTTTAGTTTCAATCACTGAAAATCGAAAAACCAATATGTTATAATAGTGTTGAAAGAGCAATTTTTAGATTTTGCTCTTGCTGTTGAACATTGTGAATTAGGTAGTCTTTTTTGAAAGGACAAAAGTTATGACTGAACTTTTTAAACAAGACTTTAAGACCTTTGGTAAACCAGAAATATTTTGGTTATTTAAGGACTATGGAGTAGGGCATTTAGAAAAGCACTACATCTATGGTTATCGTAAATGGAAAAATAGATGGTATATTAAAGTTAAAAATTTGGTTGATAATATAGATGATACCAAACGAGCAAAACCTCGTTATGAATGGGAAATTGTCGAACCAAAACACATAGACAAAGACAAAAATTGGCTTATTAAAATGGCAATTAATCATAAAATTGCAAAAATAGATAAGGCAATTGAGGAATATGAAAATATGCTATCTAATATTCCTGAAAAAATAGAACGACTAAATGAAATGAAATCTAAAATATCTAAAGACCAATATAATTGGAAAACTGCTAGATCAATAGATTCAAATTTAGAAAAAGGAGTCGAGCCATTACGCATACGAGATAATGTTTCAAAATATTATGTGCGTTATAGCTCAATGAGCTTCTAATTAACCCAGACTACCTATTCACTTTGTTCATACCACAACAATGCAGCATAAATCTTAGGTTCTAGCTTGTATTTTTTCCAAAATGATCTCTCACCTTGATAATGCAATATATAATGATGATCCCCACAAAGAGGTACGACCCAATTATCGCTAGTTTTTCTGCTCGTTCCGCTTGGTTCTGCGTGTGTTAGATGATGTGCGTGTATGTCATAAACCATCTTACAGACAGAGCAAGGTAAGGTTCTTATATATTTTAGGTGTTTTGGCGATCTTATTGGTTTAGTTTTTGCAAGTGGTAATAATGAGTAATCTATTTTTTTTCTTTTAGGCACGAATAGTATGCCTGGTTTTAGCAAGTCCAAGTGGTGAAGCTGCAAAATGTAATGCTTCTTTAAGAAATCTTGATGCTTTGCGAGGTGATATACCCCTGATTGTGCTAAATTGTTTCAATGTGTAACCCTCACCAATAATTTTCTGTAAAACATTTGTATAGTTTTCACCTACAACCCTATGAACATAATTTAAAGTTTGTATCGCATCTAGTCTTGGATCGCCTTTAGGAATGGTATTTCCGTCAATTCTGATACCATATTTAATCATAGCTAAGTTATCCCCACTTGCAGAAAGTGTGGATTGTTCGAACAATTTTAAGTATTTGTCGGCAACTTCAACTTGGTGCATACTTAAAATTTTCTTTGCTCCAAGATAACTGAGTTCACTTTGTCGTATGTCATAAGCACGAACAGCACCCCTATCGCCTCCACGATATTCAATGGTCCGTTTGTCTAAATTATTTATCTTGTCCAAGTTCTTTCATATAGTTTTTGTACCACACTGCAAACCTGTCTTTAGAAAGCCGTTTTTTCATTGTAGATATATGCTTAGTAGTCCAATGCCTTCTACCCAATGTGTATATTAAAGACTTTTTTTTATTCACATTTGCAATTATTTTGTGGATTTCTAACAGTTTTTTTTGTGTTGACACGATTTTTTAAATAACATTATATTATAATTATCTGTATATCAGTTGGTTGTTGTGATTACAATAACTTGATTGTAAGATATTATAATATTATAAATAATATAATATAATGAGGTAAAATGGAAAAACTTTCAGAAGCAGGTCATTGGTACACAAAAGACGGTGAACCTAAATATACTTTAATTGGAAAGAATAAAAAAGAACGTAATACGACATTGAGAGATGCTCGTAAATTAAATTTATTTCCAAGTGTTACTACAATATTAGATGTTGCTGCCAAACCAGGATTGGTAAACTGGCAAGTCAATCAAGGCATACAAGCAGCATTAACTTTACCAAGAGAAGAAAACGAAACAGATGAACAATTTTTGTATCGTGTAAGACAAGACAGCAAAGAACAAGCAGAGAAAGCAGCTAATGAAGGAACAATCATTCATGCAGATATAAATAAAGGTTTTGCTGGAACTAAAGATAGTGTAGTTTTTACAGTATTGAAAAAATTAATTGATAATACATTTCCTAACGAACAATGGGTTTCAGAAAGCTCTTATGCAAGTGATGAAGGTTTTGCAGGACAGGTAGACTTACACAACAAAAAGAAAACAATAGTCATAGATTTTAAAACTAAAGACAACATTGACGGCAAAGATCCAAGTAAGTTAGTCTTTGATAATCATGGTATGCAATTATCAGCTTATAGTGCATTACTTGGCATAGATAAGCCAATACGAGTTTCTGTCTTTATTGATAGAAAAAACCCTTCTGTGATACTCCCTTATGTGTGGGATAGGAGTTCTCATGGAAGAGACTTGAAAATGTTTTTGTCATTATTAACATTTTGGAAGTTAAGTAAAAACTATGATCCCTCAAACAATAAAGGAGATGCTAATGCGTTATGAAAACGTAAAATTAAAACAATTAAAAGACATCACAAAACCAGGTGCTAAATCACCTAATTGGTGGTTCTTAATCAATGATGCAGAAGATAATGACATTAAAGGTTACTCAAATGATGATTTGTCAGAACTTAAAAATCATTTTACAAATAATCCAGAACATACTTTTGTTAATGTCTCTGGTGACGATTATCCGCCAGGCAGGATGCAAAGGGCGGTGTTTAGGTTGATTACAAAAGACAACTTATCACATGAAGATAAAGAAAAACCAAAAACTAATGGTCAAACAAAATATGTTACTAACTCAACCTTAAACCAGGACGGTCAAAACGATGTATCTAACCCAGATTTAGTGCAGATTTACGAAGGGTGTTGGAGGGATGTAAATGCTAGTTCTGAACTTCAAGAACTGTCAGAAAACAATAAAAAAGATATAGCAACTACCTTTTTTATATTTAAAACAAAAAGAATGTAATTTATTATAGGAGTACACATGAGCAAGGATATGAAAACAAACTTAAATTATCTTGAACTTATGTCTAAAATTGATCGTATTAAATCTTCACTTAATTTTTTAATGGAAGATGCAAAAAGATTAGGACAAAATTTTGATAGATTGCAACAAACAATAGATGAATCAATTAAACCAGAAAAAAAGTAAATAATGTAAATTTAAAAAAAGGAGGTAGTAATGAATAAACCTAATGCTAAGTACCCATTCATGCTTAAAAGTAAGACCTACGAAAAACAAGTTGTAGAGTGGCTAGAAATATTACAAGGAGCTGAAAAACTTGATAATCTTACTAAACGTCTTGAAAATTTTAATAGAGACATAACAGAAATATATAAAGATAAGCACCTATGAGTCATAAAGACTTCCACCTCAAGTACCCTCAATGGCTTAATGGCGAATGGTCTGTGGGGTTGGGGTCTTATCTTTTTAACAATACAAATACAGTTCACGTTTACTGCGATTATCGTAAGAAAAACGGAACTAAGCTATGGGATTCTTACTTAGTTTGTACGAAGAAATTTGCAAGTAAGTTTCCCCTAACTCCCCTGAAAAGCAATCCAAAGGTCAAATTATATCGTATTCCATATCAGGAACTGCTCACGTTCCATAATAGTATCAACGATAGTGCAAAGCCTTTGGTTGCTTTGGAAGAACCCAAAGAAACTAAAAGACTTACAAACAAACGTGAAGGTCAATACATTGAGATTATGTACGAACAAAAGCATAAATTTAACCCCTTTGCAATGGCAAGAGAATTTGCTAAACAACCTAATGCACAGATATATGTACTTGATGGCAAGGGTAGGTATGAATGTGCAGGAGCAATAATAGAGCCTTATGAGGACAGTAATTGATTTATTTTCTGGTATAGGAGGGTTCGCATTAGGGCTTGAAGCTACTGGATATTTTAGAACAATACAATTCGTAGAGAATGAAAAATGGTGTCAAAAAATACTAAACAAAAACTTTCCAGAAGTTCCAATACACGATGATGTCAAAACATTCAAAGGGTATGGTGCAGATGTTGTTGTTGGCGGATTCCCTTGTCAGCCCTTCTCGGTTGCAGGTAAGCAAAAAGCCATACAAGACGACAGACATCTGTGGCCCGATATGTTTAGAGTTATTAAAGAAACAAAACCTACCTGGATCATTGGAGAAAATGTCAGAAATATTATTAGCATCTCAGAGGGCATGGTACTCGAACAAGTGTACCTTGACTTGGAAAGCGAAGGTTACGAAGTCCAATCGTTTGTTATACCAGCTTCAGCAGTCAACGCTCCCCACCAACGATACCGAACATGGATTGTGGCCCACACCGACAGCAGGAGACCATTCTCGAAACACAGTTCCACCTTCAATAGGAAAAACGAGGGGGTACGATTTGAGCATGAAAGTGGTGGAAGTGGAGAGAGCAAAACTTTGGCCCACACCAAGACAGAGGGATTACAAAGACAGTGGCAATCCAAAAAATTGGAAGGAGAGCAATTTTGGAGACAAAACGTTGAGGAAAGCTGTTGCAGATTACGAACCAACAATTGGGAGTTTGAACCCAATGTGGGTCGAGTGGCTAATGGGATATCCAATAGGGTGGACAGACTTAAAGGATTAGGTAATGCAATTGTTCCACAAATCGCATATCAAATAGGTAAAGCAATAATGGAGGCAGAAAATGATAACGGAAAACCAAGTACAAGAAGCTCTTGATTGGATGATTAAGAATGAGGATGCTTTAGCGGAAGCTAAAGCTGCCTACCATGATCTTGATAGATTTAGTAAAACAATAAAAGCAGAACTCATGTCCAAAATCAGTAACAATATGTCTGTTGCCGCAAGAGAGACAGAAGCATTAGCCAATGAAGAATATAAGACACACCTGGATAATCTTCGTATTGCAGAAGAACAATATCTTAAATTAGAATATAAGATGGATCATAACAAACTTATTTGTCAGTTATGGCAGACTATCTCTGCTAATAAAAGACAATCAGTCTAGTGTCTACTTATAATGAATTTTTCAACAACACCGAAAGTCTAACTGCTGAAAGTCTCTTATGGGTGTCTGTTATTGTACAAGCCATACATGATGCACGAATAGATTTTAATGATGTTAAAATTTATGATGCACCTAAAAGCAGAAACAGAATGAAGTTTTATGTGACTGATGCAGATGGTTACATTTTATCTCAGTCAAGAATGAAAAAGTTTTATGAATGTATTACTGCTCGTTTATGGTTTGAAAGACAGCAAGATGATTACGAAATGGTTTGTGCTATGTCAGGAATGAACCAAGACTATGTTTACAGAATGTATACGAAAGTATTAGAAGATGACGATATTGACCCTGTTTCTATGTTGAAACAATTTATGAAACACTAATCAATAATTTTTACAATACGTAAACGACCCATGTCATTTTCTAGCTCGACCTTCAAGTTTTTACATTCTATTCTTATGCCTTCTTGCTCTTCACCTATTGATCTTGATACAACTCTTTTTTGCGATAAACAATCAGACATTCCATTAGGAAAAGGCACATATTCTATTACTGATCCATTTTGAATCATCATCATTACAAATACCATTTCTATCATTAGTAAGTTCCGTTCTTTTCTTCTAGGTCTATTATTCTTTCTTCGTGAAACTGTATAGTCATGTCATTCTTTTTAATGTTTGGTACTTCAGTTTCAATCTTTTCTTTTAGTTTATCTTGTTCCTTCGATAGAAACTCTAACAACATAAACTGTTCCTGGTCGATAGGCTTTTGCGTAGATGCCTCAAGTAAATCTTGTTGCATTAATTGTAGTTCAGTCTCAATAATGTTTAATCTTTCAATTACTCCAAATCCAAACCACGCTCCTACAATACAAGCTCCTACGATACTGAGCAAGTTACGCATAGGCATGGAAACGGATGTGCTGTCCGATATTTTCATACTTCGTCTAACTCCCTTCCTTCACAAAAGAAAGCCCATGTTCTAAGGTTTTGACCATTTCTTTTGCCATGAACTTCTGCAAGCTCATAAACCAATTCAGCTTTATTCCAGAAAACATAGTCTAAACACTCAACTTTACCACTGAACGTCTGTTCAGAATATGTACTGTAAGATGGTCCTTCAACATCAACGTGCCACAGCATAGCTGTTATAATCCAGATCATTTCTTACCAAAGAATTTAGATGCTCCACGAATTCCAAATGAGGCACTCACGATCACGCCTAAGGTGTATTTGTACCAGTCAGGGGTCATGGCTAAAGCTGCAAAGCCTCGTTCAACATACTCTACAGTAAACGGTAAAAAACAAAGCAACAGAGGGATTGAAAATAATATAGTGAGGTACTCGTCTTTCCAGGATTCTCTGCTACCTTTGATAGCCTCAACATCCCAGTCTATCTCTCCTGCGATTTGTTTCTTTTTCAGTTCTGTCTCTGCTTTGATTGCAGTTAGTTTTTGTTCTGCTTTTGCTTTTTTGGTTTCCATGTAACCGCCAATAGCATCACTAGCCACTCCTAAGAGTGGTTTGATTAACATTTGTAACATATATATCCTTATAAATTTTGTATGATATGACTAAGCTCTATACAACGAGCAGGTGTTTGTTTATGCCATAAGCTGTCTCTCATCTGTGAACCAGCTTCTTTAAAATCGCATTTGCTTAGTGCTGTAAACATTTTGCGAAATTTTCTTACCCCACTTTGACCAAGTTGAAAACACATCTCAGTCAAAACTCCTTCCACGATATATTTCTTCTTATCATCTAACTCAGAAAAGTCTGTACCAGTTAAATGTTCATATATAAGAGTTGTTGCACCATCATGTGCTTTTGTAAAATCTTGATCGAATAATTTTTCCCAACCATCTTGCGTTGTTGGTATTTCTTCACCGTCTAATATTTTATGTCCGTAACCACCAGTCTTATGTCCTTCTGTGCATAAGTACGGTTCTAGTCGATAACCTTCATGCCCTTTGATGCGTTCTTTAATATCGTTCATTTGATCGTATATCCTGACGGTTGTGTAGATAATTTAGGTAGTTTGTCAGGTTGATTGCCTTGTAAAATATCTTCTAATTCTTTGTGTAAATACCAAACAACAGAACCGATAATGCTATCTCTAGTAAATGTTTCTGAAATTTCTTTTAACGAGCATCCATACTGTAAAAGTAAAGATACAGCTTTACCAGAGCTGCGTAGCTCTCTATCCAATGTTGACTCTGATTTCTTTGTTTTGACCCATATCGCTACTGGTGTTATGCCAGTTTTTGAAATAATGTGATCTAGTGTAGCAACAATAGGCATATCGTCTATTATCATACGAACATTGACGGATCTCATCCTATTTGGAATATCCATACGTACCACGTTACTCATAATCTCTTTCTATTATCATTTCTAGGTAATGTATAGCTTTTTCTATATCTTCCTTTTTACCCTTGTATTTGTGCCTACAAACATATTTTATTACATTACCCTCTGCATACGGTAGATTATTAATATTTATAAACTCTGCTGGTTGTATGATAAATTTTTTGTAATGATCGCCTTTTATTTGTTTATCTAGTGTCTTCACGGACACACTTTATTCCATCTTCCACCTTTGTTCAACACCATTGGTAACAATTTTGGTTGACTGTCTATAATAATACCACAACCAATGATCGGTCTATCTTTAAATACTTTGTCGTAAGCGAAAGCCAGTGCGTCTTTGTCGATTAAACAACCGACCTGCATACACCATAGAAGGCTGTTGGGGTTGCCCCAATACGATATGCCATACTTGGTATGAAAATGACCTTGCACATAACAAGTGCCTTGTTTCTGTCCTACTGCCATTATGTTTGCAGATTTACCATGATGAAAGTGTACGTCATTACCATCTGGTAATCGAATAGTAAGTTCGTTATGCCATTTCCAACCTTTGCCTACTTCTAAAACTTGGTTGTAATCTCTTATGTATGCTTTAGGTAAGCCAGCCTTAAAAGCTCTTCTGTATGCAAGGCTACCATGATTAGAATGTAGTAAGTCTACATTGCTCCACAGTTTTTCTATTTGGTGTATTGTTTCTCTCGCCTCGTAAAGTTCATCACCTGCACTTGGCAAGTCAGGATCTTGTCCATGAAAATTTAGACCGTGTTTGTCTGTTTCATCTCCAATGTGAACTATTCTATCAGGCTTATATTTTTTTTTAATTGATTTTAAAAAAGGGATCAAATCAGGATGATGGTAAGGCGAATGAGTATCTGAGATCACAAGTATGCTCTTGTTTGACATACCTTTTTTTACTTGATTGCACCTATACGTGCAATACTACATCAAAGTCCTTATTATTAGGTAGCACATTTGTAAGAAAACAGTAGTTCCTATAAACCATACAAGAGTTCTCAGTTGTCTCATATCTTTTTCAATATGACATAAATGATTGTCTTTCAGAGTTGTTAGCTTTTGATCTAACAGTTCTAGCTTACCCTCTATACGAATGATAGCTTCTCTGTTTTCTTGTTCCATTAATCTGTGTCACCTTCTGGTGTATTGCCTGCGTCAACCCATTCTTTATATTTTATATAATCAGTATTTTCTAAAGCAGGGTCAGGAAATACTTTTACTTTTCCATTTTCTACCCTTGTTATTGAATAAGTAACAACACCGTGACTTTCATGTTTTTTTCTTGTGTATGTAAATGACATATTATATCTCCTTATAACTCCGATGAAAATGCTACATGAGCAGCAGCATCAGTAACATAGAATGACCATACTTCGTGTTCTGTAACACCTGATGTGTTAAAATATGGCACAGCATTTTGTCTCCCAGTTTGTGCTCCAGTAACTCCTAAACTTGAAGTAGTTTTAGTGTTAGTATGTGTTCTCATATCATAGTAAGAACCTGATACATATTCTAAACTTCCTGAAGTTGCTCGTTTTTCTGTTTTAAAATGTATGGGCATATTAATTTGGTCAGATTTAAATGTATTACCAGAAATACCAACAACTTGTAAACCCACTCCATCTGCTGCATCCACAATTACTTCATAATATCTTTCACATCTTTTTAACTGAACATCAAAAGGTAAGTGTTCAAAGTCTGTGGCTACTTCTCCTACTTCAAATTGAACTCCAGTTATATAAAAATCATTAGATGTACTTGATGCAATATTTGCTGTTTGTTGATATGCAAGTCCAGCACTAGATGTTGAACCCCAACTTGTACTGTCAGCTGATGTATAATCACTTCCAGCCGCCAGAACCCAAGTTAAAGTTAATCCAACTCCATTATCATCATTTATCGTGCCACTACTATCACCATCAATAGCAAAGGTAAAATTTTCCCAAGTGTCGGCAGAAGCATGAAAAAATGTTTTACTAATATGTCGTGACCCATCTGGTGCTGATACATTTATTACAAATTTATTTCCTGAACCAGAAAGATTACTTCTGGACCACCAACTTAAAACTGTTTTCTTTGCATCTGAATGCCCATAACAAAGATGGTGGGCATTTTGAGCTTCAACATCTGTTATGAGTTTTACATTTTCATCTGATGCAAGAGCAGATTCAGCAGTGGTCGTATCAAATCTTAATGAACCAGAAAACCCATAACCTGCAGGAACTGAACTGTCTATTGCTAAAGTACCTGTTAAGTTATCACAATTAGAAGCCTCTTGTTTCCACATATCACAAGGTCTTACCTGTCCATTGTTGTGAACTGAAGTATCAGACCTTTGTTTAATCTGCATTTCACCATTGATAACCATATTTCTAAATTGATTTTTAGGGTTTTTAAATTTACTGATAGTCGTACCAGATCCACTAGTCTTTTCTGATATTGTATCTACTCTTATTTCACTCATGTGTTACTCCTATACGTCTTGTACGTTTGATAGCTGGTCGTTAGCTTTTAAATCTGCGTATGCAAGTTTGATTGGATTGTCAGTTGCATCTAAGCTGTAGTCAATTTTAAAGTGATCTACATGACGGTTAGATATACGCATAGATTGTTCTTTATGTTTGTCATTACGAGTGTCCTTATCTTTATAAATCAAAACATCATAGACTAACTTCCATGCATCAGTGCCTTCATCATCTGGCATATTTTTAACATACGCTTGAGTCACTCTTACATAAACATCAGTAAGTTCTATCCCATCATGTGTTGTCATATTTGCTGTTATTGCCATTGTTTTCTCCTTAGTTTAATAATTTAATTTCATGTTTTTCAAGTATTGCATCTGCTTTTTCTTCGCCTAATGCTTCTTTTGCCATTTCATATACAGCTTCTGCTAATTTTTGATGTTTTGTATAATTTTGCCATATAGCACCGTTATGAAGTCTAAGTAAAGGTTGAACTCTAAAAAATGGTGTCTCTCCTTTTTCAATCATATCTTTTCCGTCTTTAGTATATATACCAGCATCTATTAAATCGTTGATGTTATATTTAACCATTTCAGTCCATTTATCAGAAATAAAACCTTCTCTAGTGCTTTCAGCAGGTAACATATCCATTGATCTGCATAACTGAGCATCATCATATGTATCGAGTGAAGTTGCCCAAGAAGTATCTGAAGCGTGAACTGTGCCGTCAGATTTCATAATAAATCTTGTAGTACCGCCAAACTGTCTAAAAGCTATTAAATTTTCATTTGAAGCTAAATCAGCAAGACCGCTACCACTTTTTTTTGCACCAAATAATTCTACCATTGCACCCGCTCCAGTAGTATCAGCAGTTTGAGCTGAACCACCAAAACCCATTATCTGCATCACATCGGTACTACCATCTGCAAAACCCTGAATTTTAAAACCACCTTCAGCACCAGAGCCTTTTCCCATTTGTCCGTAATTGTCTACTTCTGTAGCCCCAGACATTCCATGAGAAACATCAGTAGACTTAAAAGTCATAATTACACCATCATTAGAACCTTGTTGTAGTGTTATTCCTCCATCACTTGCATCTGGAGCTGATTCACCAAATGTTGAAAATTTACCAGAGTCAATTCTTACTCCAGTCATTGATGAATCAATTGTAATATATGTTATAGCGTTTGCTTTAAACTCCATGTCATTAGAGCTGTGATTATAAAATATTTCACCTACATTATTGTCATCAGAATCACCAAAAGCTATTTTACCAACTTCACCTGTTCCAGAAAAAATACTAAGTCCACAAGAAGCTGAGTTTTCTAAAACCAATTCATCTGCTGCAGTATTTACTGCACTTACACTAGCGTCAGCAGTCTTAATATGTACACCTCCACCTAAGTCAGCGGCACTTAATGTTGCATTCATTAGGTTTGTTACCTTGCCATCTTTAATAGCAAGACTGTCTATAGTTACGCCACCTGCACTGGTATTTTCACTAATAGTGTCTACTTTAATTTCACTACTCATCTTTAGTCTCCTTTAATTCTTCTTTTAATATATTAATATAGCCTTGTTGGGCAAATCTTAGATCCTGCATTTGTTTAGATACACGCACTACTTCTTCCAAAGCTGCTTTAGCTTTGTTAGATATTTTAGTTTCGTCATATTCTTTGTTGTCTAGTGTAAACATTAGTTACCCTCCAATGCAGCTATTCTAACTTCTAGTTCTTGTATAGTTTTTACCATTAATGGTACTAGTTTTGATTGGTCTATTCCTTGATATACAGGGATAGCTTTGCTAGCTTCCCAAGTTGAATCAGATGGGTATTTTACATTGCCATCTTCATCGGCAGCTTTACCAGCAACCCAATCAGATTCCTCTATGTTTTCAGCAATGACATTGCCACTACTATTTAAAACAACTTTAGTTTTTGTTTTAGTTTGATCTTTTGTTCCTGTTACTGCCTCTGGAACTATACTTGATACCTCGTGTGCTAAAAAACCATCTACGGTTTTATCTGGCTCAGATATAAAATTAAATGTTGATGGTTTCAATTGTTTTAATCTTGATGTTGCATCAAAATTATAATTTACATTTTCCTTTAATCTGTAATCTGAACTAGTAGTATAAGCTACTGTATTTGCACTTGCGTTCAAATCAATACTACCACAATCAGTGCCAGTAGCATCCTCAAAAGCAATGATAGGGTCAGTTCCAGCAGTGGTAGCACTTGTAACTAACATTCTTGAATCATCAAGACGCATACGTTCATCAAGAGTTCCTGCTGTGCCATCTCTCGTTGTTTGAAAAACAATTCTAGTTGGCATATCGTCATCACCAGGTGTGCCATCTACTTGAATTAAAATTCTAGCACCATCAAGATAGGCTGTGCCATCATAAGCAGCAGTTTGTATCATACCCAGAGTATCGCCATCATTTACAATAGAGGGAGATGCGATAGTCCCTCTCTGGTGTATAAACGAAGTAGAGCCACCAAAAGTAGTAGCACTATCTCTTGTGTGAACTACTTGACCAAATTTATTAATATTAACTGTATCTAAGCCACCACATTTAAATTCTATTTTATCGTCTGTATCAGCAGTAATGCTCGTATCTGCGTCAGCATCTAATATTAATTCTTGTCCGTTCATGTCTATAGTAGAACCTGTAGCAACCTCAAACTTGTTTGCTGTCATAGTAAAATCAGTTGCACCAGCAACCTCAAATACTAATGTATCATCTGTACCAGACGATATACTGGTATCTGCATCATCATCAAAGTCAATTTTATTATTAACTCCGTCTATTTGTATTCCTGCCATTTGTTTCTCCTTATATTACGACAACAGTAGAATTAGAGCCTACTGTAATAACTCCTGTTACACTTA